TACCACCCAGGTGAAGGACAATATAGAAGTTCGTATAAGAATGCAATGCGATTGACTCGAACATCAATCAACATGGCCTATCGTGAATCGGACTATCTGAAAAATCAGCAGTTAGATTTTGTTGTAGGTTTTAAAGTTGTTCGCTCCAACCACCATTTCGATTGTTCTGTTTGTGATTCTTTGAAAGGCAATTATCCGAAGTGGTTCAAGTTTGTTGGTTGGCACCCACATTGCCGTTGTCATATCGAAGATATTCTTGCAAGCGAAGAAGAGTTCATCAATCACCAAAAACGAATACTTGCAGGTGAAGATGTAGAACTTAAATCAAAGAACGAAGTATCAACACTGCCGGAAGGGTTCACTGGGTGGGTTTCCGATAATGAAGAACGGATCACAAATGCAACGAAAAACGGAACACTCCCATACTTCTTGAAAGACAATGCAAAACACTTGAACTAGCTAGTAATCAACACAATAATGTAAAAGCAATCTGAAAATGGTTGCTTTTACTGTTTATATATGTTACGAACATGGCTATCAGTAAGTTATCACGTTAAACAACATTAATTCACTTCAATTTATGAGCGTATTGCACACACATTTCAATTATTATTGTTAGCTTTACACATTCTTTTAAACAAACAAATAAACACAAGACAATGTCAGTAGCAACATTACCCCCAACAAAGACCGACAAGGCAGTTGAATTATTCAACCTTGGCAACATAGTAGCAGCTTTCGGAATTTTCAAAACGTTCAGAATTGGTTTTTCAGCAGACGAACGTAGAACACTTCAAATAGCACATGAATCAATGACCGGGAAAGAGTCGTTCTACAAGTCATTACAGATTGATACAGACGCTATCAAGACACAAGCCTTACAACTTATCAAATCAAAGTATAATCTTTAAACAGTAGCAGAAAATGGAAACAATTAATTGGAATGCCCCAAAAAGTGAGCACGAACTTATTGGAAAAATCGTAAAACGTGCAGTAAAAGAATTAGATGAAATAGTAGTCATGGACTTGAACATGGATGTGACTGCAACTCATTGTAATGGAACTCCTTTGGATTTGGAAAAGCTATTAGCCTTTGATGAATTCAACTTTTCACATGATATTTATGGTATCATGGATCATATCGACAGGACCAATGGAAAACTAACTCGTGGTTTTTTACCTCGTTGTTCAAAACACTGATGCCATGAAAGTAAATGAATTAGTTCAAATACTGCAAGAATTAAATCAGGAAGCTGAAATTGTTATTGAACACGATTTAAAATACAATAGAGTGAATAGTAAAATTGACACCAGTAAGCCAATAAAAGAGATAGAAATCAAGCATGTAAAGTCAAATGAGTTCTTTACTTCTGAATATGCACTTAGCACAACAACAAATTTTAAATAGTAGCAGTATGAAAAAGCAAAAATTAAATGCCTATCAAATGAACGGTTACAACAGCCGTGAAGATTATTTGAGGTCTATTTCGGAAGAGAATGGAATTGAATACTCTGTAGTTTTACAACTGGCTCAAATGCTCGGAGCAGAAGAAGACTTCGATGGTCTTGTTGTAACGATTGAAGAAAATAGTTTAATCTTTTCAGAATAAAGGAATATGGCACACACAAACGGAGATTGGCAACGAGTATGGAACACAAAGAATAGTCCTGAAACTTGCATTATCAAAGCAATAGCAAAAGATGGTTCAAAAAAATCTATTTGTAGAATCATAACAAATGAAAATGATTTTGAAAATGCAAAGTTAATAGTTGCAGCACCGGTAATGCTAGAAGCATTGAAAAGATTTCAAGAAGAATGGGTTGTAAATGGCAATCCTGCACAAAGAGCAAATAATTATTCAATTGAGAAACAGATAAACGCAGTAATCAAAAGAGCAACAGAATGAAAACATACAAAGGCACTCTTCCAGAAATAGAGTTGAAGTACAAAAAAGGCGATACGCTGAGATGTAAGATTGCTTCATCCAAAGATGCAGCAGAGTTATTCATGAAATTCTATGACCAGGACGTTTTCGAATTGACAGAAAGTGTAATTGTCATTTACTTGAACTCAGCAAATAATACCATTGGTTGGATGAAGCATTCAACAGGAGCTACAAATCAAACCGTTATTGATCCAAAACTTATAGTCGGTGCAGCATTAAAAATGGGAGCTTCCGGAATAATTATTTCGCACAATCACCCAAGCGGAAACGCATTCCCTAGCACTCATGATAAAGCTGTTACAAAACAGTTGAAAGACGGATGTAAGTTATTCAACATTACATTACTGGATCATATCATTGTTACCGAAGATAGTTATTACAGTTTTGGAGATGAAGGAGAAATGTAAATTTAAAATAAGATAGTTATGAAACGTATTGTAAAAAACAAAATCGAAAAGAAGCCTGTATCAAAAGACGAATTGATGGATCAGATAGTTCCTAAGCGTGGAGTTGCCAGTGCAGCAGAAAAACTAAGAGAGTTCAAAGAAAGTAATCAAAAACCAACGGTTCCAGTTTCCTCACTAAAGTATGGTTTTAAAAAAGCTTTGACATTGTTTGTTTCTCCTGATTTGACAAGAGAACAGATTATCGAGAAGTTCGAAAAACGTTTCAATGCTTCCGACATAAACATGTACAATGTGAAACGAGAACTAAGAGTAAAAAGAACAGTTAGAACATGACACATGAAGAATTAGAATTGCTTGAAATAGCAAAAGAAATAATCAAAAGCAATAGTCACTTGAATGCTATGCTAAGTGGGAGTTTAATGTTAGCTTATCGTGGAATTGATAAGCGAAGAGAAGCTACTGATATTGATATTTTAGTAAGTAGTGTTACTGGTGCATTAATTATTCCTAATGGATTTAAACAAAAGGAAATTGAAACAGAAGAAGAGTATGAAGAATCAGAGTATTGCAGATTTATTCTAACAATGATGGTATAAAATTAGATTTCTTCCAAACTGCCGAAATTCCTACTATTGTCGATGGCATTTCATGCGGATCAGTAAGAACGATGCTTGATGCAAAGTATGAGTATTGGAAAGATAATGGTAACGAAAAACACCGTTTAGATTTGGAATTTTTGAATTATAAATTCCCTATTGAAACAGATGATTTACCATGGTAATTGACCCAATGTAATTTTTTTTATATTTTTTCTTCAAAAAGTGAGCGTGTTACGCTCACTTTTTGTATTTTTGTGGCCTAACGAGCTTGTAACACAGGTCAAAAAAGTGATGTTTGTTGACATGGCAAGCTCATAAAACAAACCATTAATTCATTAATCAAATGAAAACCAAAGTGTTACAACTCCTAAAACCCAAAACTGTATCGTTGGGGTTTAGTAAAGAAGAGCTTGAAGGTGTCGCAGCAGACCTTGCTGGAAACTTACAAGAAGATGCAACAGATGAAGCGATTCAATCCGAAATCGACAAAGTCCTTCCCTATTTGAAAGTGTCTCAGTCAATGGCTAACCGAGTAATCAATGCCGAGAAAGAGAAACTTAACAAGAAACAAGAACCCGCACCGGGGTCTGACAAAAAACCTGTTGAACAGAATGATGAAATGCCTGCTTGGTATAAGAAGGAAAAGGAAGAGCAAAAAGCTCTTATTGATTCTTTGATAAATGCCAATCAAAAGAAAGACCGCAGAGCATCATTTGAAGCAACACTTGAAGGACTTCTACCCCTACAAAAAGCAGCAAAATTGAAAGATTTTGACCGTATCAATTTCAAAGATGATGAAGATTTCAATTCCTATGTTACCGAGCAAGAAGAAGTTATGAAAGGTATCAAACAGGAGTTAGCCGACAAAGGTCTTGAAATTATCGGTGCGCCAGGAGTAGGTGGAAAAGGCGATGTCCCTGATAAGCCATCTGCGGAAGTACTCGAACGTGTTGCTGAAAGAAATGCAGAGCAGGGAGCAACTGCAATTACCGGGCTCCCAAAATAAATTAAATCATCATGAATGTAAAATTTGGACATACCGATCCGGCTGCTGTCGAACAGGTAGTTTTCGAGCAAGTTCTTGGAGAAAAGCCTGGTGGTGCCTTAGTAGCTAACCCTACTTACGACATTAAGACCGGGACTGCTGTAGGTTTATCTGCAGGTATCCTAAAACCAATTAAAGCACTGCGACTTGTAAAGGCTGTTGGTGTTTCTGACACTACCATTGAAGTAGAAAAAGGTAGTGGTGTTATTGTAGGCGAATTTATCGCTAACGGTACAAAATCAGTTGCAGTTACTGAGGTTGACACAACTACCAGTACTGTAAAGGATATTGTTACTGCAACTCTTGGTTTGGTTATTCCAGTTGGAACAGTACTGTATCAGGCAGCTTCGGCTTCTGCTTCGGCAGCTACTCCAATCTACACACCAAGTTTCCTAACAGGTGCACCGGTGTATGCAGGCGAAGGAGATCAACTTGTAAGAGTTATCAACATTGCCAATGTGAGAAAAGAAACGGTTAATGCTTCTACAGAAGTTTTAGCTCTGTTACAAACCATTAAAGCTGTATAATCATGGAAAAACCATTATTTGAGCTAGATCAACCCGGCATGAATGCCGAGGTGAACTCGTATAAACCGGGTACTGGACTTGTTTGGTCCATCTTGTTCCCGTTGAAGTACACTCCTAAATTTGACCTGAAAGGAATTGAGGGCAATGAAGGAATTCCTATTTCTGCCGACCGTGTTGCATTCAATGTGAAAGCTCCTTTGAAAACACGAAAGACTGTTGGTTCTTGGAGCGGAAAGCTTGGTAAAATCTCTATGTCGAAAGAGAAAGACGAAGTTCAAATCAACGAATATCGCGACCTTAAAACAATCTCTGCTGCAAATACACAAGACAAAGCTACTGCAAGGTACTTGGTTGATATGGTGTATGATGACATCAAGGCTTGTTCTGACGGTATCGACTACAAAGTTGAAATTGATGCTTTGCGTATCGGCTCAGCCGGAAAGCAAACTTTCCCTGCATCCATTGAGGGTGACATGGCAACTACCGATGAAATCAACTTCAATATTGCTGCTGAAAACTTCGTAGGAGTTACAAAAGCTTGGAGT